GGCGTCGTTGTTTCCAGCCCTCTGTGCGCCCTGGTGGCGTGCTCTGACCCTGGAGGTCGTCATGGGCGCTCGTGGACCTATCGGTAAGCGCTCCGAGGAGCGCATGGGCCATCGCTCGAAGGAAGAGAAGGACTCGATCACGAAGGCTCCGTCGGGGGCCCCGGACGATCTGCCGGAGCTGCCGGAGCCGAGTCCGCTATGGGATCCGATCGCCGCGGACTGGTATCTGTCGCTGCGCAAGTCGGGGCAGGCGGCGTTCTATCAGCCATCGGACTGGGCTGTGGCCCGTTATGCCGCGGAGCTGATGTCGCGAGTGCTGGACTGCTCGGAGCGCGGTCCGAACGGTCAACTGGTGGCGGCGCTGAATTCGGTGATGTCGTCGCTGCTGACGACGGAGGGCGACCGACGGCGGGCTCGTATGGAGCTGGAGCGGAAGAAGCCGTCCGCTCAGGGTGACGCCGACGTGACGGTGCTCGATGACTATCGCTCCGCCTTCAGCGGCTGAGGCCGAGGAGACCGTTCCGGAGGTTGTCGATCCTGTAGTTATCGGCCCGACTTGGACGCGTGATGAGTCCGGGAACTTCGTTGAGCCGGCGTTCACCCTTGGCCATCACGTTTGGCGCTGGGCTGAGAGCAACCTTCAGCAGGGTGCTGGCCGGCCGTGGCGTTTCACCTCGGAGCAGATCCGGATCCTGTTCTGGTGGTACGCCATCGATCCGGATTCCGGGGAGTTCATTTACCGGGATGCGGTGCTGCAGCGGCTCAAGGGGTGGGGGAAGGATCCGTTCGGGGCGACGCTGTCCGCCGCTGAGTTCGTGGGTCCTTGCCGATGGCACGGTCGGATCGCGAAGGAAGGCGAGATCCGGGGTGTCCCGGCAGGGCAGCCTGTGGGGGAGCCGCATCCTGAAGCGTGGGTGCAGATCGCTGCGGTGTCGAAGGATCAGACCCGCAACACCATGATTATCTTCGGCTCTCTCTTCACGAAGGAAGCCAAGGCCGAATACGGCATCGAGGTCGGCAAGGAGATCGTCTACGCCCATAAGGGGCTTAGCCGGATCGAGGCCGTGACTTCGTCACCGCGGTCCCTTGAGGGTGGACGGACGACGTTCACGCTGCTCAACGAAACGCACCACTGGATCGAGTCGAACCAGGGCCACGAGATGGCCGCGACGATCGAGCGCAACGCCACCAAGTCGGCGGATGGATCAGCGCGGACCTTCGCCATCACCAACGCCTTCGAGCCAGGCGAGGACTCGGTGGCCGAGCAGACGCGGGACGCCTACGAGGCAGCGGAGGCTGGCCGCGCCGAGGACACAGGAATCCTGTACGACTCATTGGAGGCTCCGCCTGAGGCGAAGCTTACGAAGCCGTGGTTGGAGAAGGTTCTGAAGGCGGTCCGGGGTGACTCGGTCTGGCTGAACATCCCACGGATCGTCAAGTCGATCCTCGACGTCCGTAACCCGCCGAGCAGGTCGCGCCGCTTTTGGTACAACCAGATCGCCGCGGCGGAGGACGCGTGGCTGTCCCGCTACGAGTGGGATGCCTGCAAGCGTGAGGATCTGGCGCTGGCGGATGGCGACGAAGTCGTCCTCTTCTTCGACGGGTCCAAGTCAGACGACGCGACCGGCCTGGCAGCTTGCCGCATGTCGGACGGGCTGGTGTCCGCTCTGGGTGTGTGGCAGAAGCCGGCGAACTGGCCATCCCCGAACACGCCGGGCTTTGTGCCCTATCGGGTGCCTCGTGACGAGGTGCATGGCGTGGTGGAGAACGCGTTCGCGCGGTTCAGGGTGCTGGCGTTCTTCGCTGACCCGGGCTCGGGCCAGGACGATGACGACGGCGAGATGTACTGGGACGCTCACATCGACACGTGGGGTCAGACGTGGGGGCCCAAGCTCACGCTCCGATCTGTGCTGTCTGGCCCCAAGGCGCACGCGGTGCGCTGGGATATGCGCGATTCCCGCAATCAGGAGACGTTCACGGAGGCCGTGAAGCGCACGCATGCGGACGTGCTGGAGCGGACGCTCATCCATGACGGTCACAAGGTGCTGCGCACGCATGTGATCAATGCCCGGCGGCGGACGAACCGTTGGGGCGTCACTATCGGCAAGGAGCACCGTGAGTCTGCCCGGAAGATCGACCTTGCTGTCTGCATGGTCGGGGCGCGAATGCTGCGCCGGATGATCCTCAACTCCCCGAAGCGGGCCAAGAAGAAGACGTCAGGCAAGGGGAGGGTGGTGGTGTTGCGGTGACCGTCACCAGTCCGGATATCCCGCTGGTCTTCCTGTCGGACGACGAGCTTGCGCTGATCAACATGCTGCGCGCGGACATGATGCGCGACCGATACAACCTGCTGCTGCGGGACTCCTACTTCAATGGCGAGCAACTGATCCGCGATCTGGGCATTTCGATCCCGCCACAGCTCAAGGGGCTGCACACGGTGATCGGTTGGCCGCGCGTCGGTGTCGAGTCCTTGGAAGAGCGTCTCGACTTGGAGGCGTTCCGCTGGGCGGACGGCTCGGATTCCACTGATCTGGAAGAGATCGCCGACTCTAACGACCTGTTTGACGAGTCGAGCCTGGCCCACCTGGACGCCCTCATCTACGGCCGCGAGTACCTGGCGGTCGGCACTGGCGACTGCGGTGACGACTGCCCTCCGCTGATCTCGGTGGAGTCGCCGCTGGATATGACCCTGATGTGGGATGCGCGTCTCCGTATGGGCACGGCGGCACTCCGCGAGTGCGCTGCCGACAGCTATGTCGAGTCGGGCCCCGAAGAGCGAATGATCGTCCTCTATCTGCCCGACCAGACGATTACAGCGTTGCCGTCGCCGTCGGGCGGCTGGGAGGTCGTCGACCGCGACATGCACGGCCTGGGGGTCGTACCTGTGGTGCGGCTGGCGAACCGGCAGCGCACCGCCGACCGAGTCGGCAAGTCGGAGATCACCCCAGACGTCATGTCCATCACGGACGCTGCGTGTCGGCGCCTGATGGGTATCGAGGTCGCAGCCGAGTTCTTCGGCGCCCCCCAGCGGTACATCCTCGGCGCATCCGAGTCGGCATTCCAGGACGCGGAAGGTAACGCAAAGAGCGCCTGGGAGACGTACATCGGCCGTGTGCTCGCGCTCGAGCGGGACGAGGACGGCAACGTCCCGGACGTCGGCCAGTTCGCCGCGCACGACCCGTCCGGCCAGACGAAGATCATCGACTTGTACGCGCGGATCATGTCGTCGCAGTTCGGGCTGCCGCCGCACATGCTCGGCTACACCACCGACAACCCCGCCTCTGCGGATGCCATTCGGTCGACCGAGGCGAAGCTGGTCAAGAAGTCGGAGCGGCGTATTCGTCGGCTCGGACGTGGCTGGCAGGACGCGATGCGGCTGGCTCTGTGGATCCGGGACGGTGAGCCGCCGGACAAGACGCGGCGCATTGAGACGGTGTGGCGGAACCCGGCGACACCGACGATCGCAGCCCAGGTGGATGCGACCGTCAAGCTCGTCAGCGAAGGCATCCTGCCTGCCGATTCGGACGTCGCCTTGGAGATGGCGGGTCTGACGGAGAGCCAGCGGAAGCGCGTTCGTGCCGACCGGGCGCGGGCGGCAGGCCGAGCTGGCAGTAGCGCGCTGATGGACCGCCTTGCCGAGCTTGCTTCAGGCACGAACCGAGCAAGCTCCGAGCCGTCGGAGGCCGACCTTGGCATCGACAGTCTCGGATAGCTCAGCGTCTGCGGCCCGCTGGCGGGCGGCTCAGGCTGGCCTGACGACCCTTCTGTTGCGTGATCTGCGCGCCTTGCGGCGGCTGATCGATCCGGCACGGTTGCAGGCCACGGTGCCGTCGTGGATCGAAGCTGTGGGCGTGGTTGTGGCCCGCTACTCGGAGGTGGCGGCGACTCTGGCGGCCGACTTCTATGACGGCGAACGCGACGCGGCTGGCGTACCTGGGCCGTTCACGGTGCCACTCGCTGACGCACCACCGGGTGAGCAGACGTCGAACTCGCTGCGCTGGGCCACGAAGGATCTGTGGCCACGCGACGAGGCTGACGCCACCGTTGCCCAGTTGGAACCGCTCGACGTCCGCCTGGAAGCAGCTTTCGGCAAGGCGGGCATGGCGACACAGAAGCTGGTCGCCGATGCGGGGCGTGACACGGTTCGCCAAGCGGCACAGCAGGATCCGCAGGCGGTGTCGTATGCGCGCGTGGCCGCCCTTGGGGCTTGCTCCTTCTGCAAGCTCATGGCGTCCCGCGGGGCCGTCTACGCCACGGCTGACACGGCTGGCAGGGAAGCGGACGACCGATTCTCCGGTGACGCGTCGGTGGTGAAGTTCCACGACAACTGCCACTGCGGGATTGTCCCCGTCTTCCGGGGGCAGCGGTTCGAGCTTTCACCGCATGCGGCGGAATGGGATCGCATCTACCGCGAGTACGCCCAAGGCCATCCGGGAGACCAGCTGCGCCTGTTCAGGCGGGCGCTGGCCGAGCACGACAGCAATCCACTCCCCGGATCCAACTGATCAACGAGGTCGCCCTGGTGGCGGCCTTTCTCATTTCCACAGCCCCTGGAGGGCCGATTCGTCATGCCCGAAGAGACCGAGACCGTCGAGCAGCAG